GGATTATTAAATAGCATTAAATTGGTAATGTATTATTAAGTTCTGGAGGTTCGCCTTGTCTTTGTCTCCAACCTGAGTCCCAACCAGAATTATTAGTTATATCATTTGGAATATGGTCAAATGTACCATTACCACGAGGTACATAATTTTGGCCAAATCTTACAAAGTCACACATAACATCTTCAAGATCTTTTGGTCTTCCACCTGTACGTTCTCTTAGTATATCCATAAACTCATCTGGCTTATATCCTGATGATAGCTTCTGCATACAACGAACAGCGTTGTTACCCAAGTATGTGTGTGAATCTGGATCTACTGCTGTAGGAAAATAATCTGAACAATCCATAGAGAATGCTGCATATTGAAAATTAAATTTTCTATGACCTGCAGATTTATTATATGCATTAAACCAATCTACAATCTCTTTATGAGTTTTCATTGTCTTTCTATACTCACCATCTATCTTTTCATATAATAACCAATCAACAAATTTAAAGATTAATGGTGGTAATTCTTTTGTCATGAAGTCTACATTTGTTGTGCCCTTCTTTGGAGCAGGTGGCTGGTTACCAATAGAAGTAAAGATTGGTCCTTCCTCTTTACGCTTTATTAGATCTTCACACATTTCTTTTATACCATCTTTACCAAACTGTGTACCCCAATATTGTATAATATTATTACGATATCCATGGTCATTTTCAAATGATGCACCAGAACCTGTAATGCGATGACACATCATAACAAAAAACTGTGCAGATAAACCCCATGTGATCTTATCATTCCATGTGTTAATCTCTCTACGTCTTTCGTTTTGCCATCTCCATTTAGGAGTCTTTGAGCCAAGAAATAAATCTTGTAATACATTTGAAAAGCCAGCAGCATTTCTTGTATAACAATCATAGATGTCAATCTTCTGCATAAGAGGATCATTAATTTCTTCATCGGCTTCTGGTCCTTCATAATCTAATGGACCCCAATTGACATTATCCTGAAGCCATTTAGCTCTTGGATAATAATAATTAACTAGCACATCAAGTGCTTCTTCGTTTAACCACTTCTTAGGCATAACCTTTGTGACTCGCGTTAGTTGATATTTTAGTAGGTGATTCGGGTAATGGAGCTGGCTTGATTAAGTCAAAATGCTTTTCATAAACATGCAAGTTTTGCACTTGCCATATCATATTACCTGCTACTACTTCAAGTTCATTTGCCATATTAAGCAATAAGTATTGTTGCCATGCATAATCATTTTTATAACCATACACTACATCGTTAGATCTCATTGAAACTGAACAATGTAATTTACCATCTCGAATATAGTAAGCTACTGAATTAGTACATATAAAATCTGAAGCACCATCAAGATTATATTCGTACCATATAGATGGTCTTTGATAAATCATAACAGCTCTACGTGAATTAGGATTAGCTTTTAATTCTGCTAAACAGTTTCCATATTGACTACCATTCTCTTCTGAGCCAACTAAGTAACCATAATTTGAATGAACAAAACCACGATCTGATGCTGCATATTGCCATGCTGCTGGTGGTTTTTTACCAGAATGTTTACCGTATATATCGTGAATATTTAGAGATTGTGATTCATACCAATTAATTTCTGCATTTATATATTCTATATTAGGTTCACCAAATATAGCAGGTTCATCTGCTAAAAAAGATGCACCGATTAATTCGATACATTGAACGCCAGTCTTATCTATAGTCCGACCATAACCACCACCTTGCTTGGCACCAATGAAGTAGTCACGAACGTCGGAAACTTTATACGGACGTATCAACATTTGATTTAGGATTGTTTAAGTAATCTAAGTTTGGATCTTGACCTTCCATCTTGCCACGAATATAAGCTACAGCAAATGATGCATAGTTAATAAGATCTTTGTATGTGTCTTCAAGTGATTCAAAGTTGTTAGCTTGACCGGATTCAAGTAAAGACTGAGCACGAAGCATTTTGCCATGCATAGTATCATGAATAGAATCTACACCACGACGATAATGCATTGCTTGTTTTACTTGTGAATTTGGGTTTTGATAGTCTTCTGACTTTTTAGATTGAAGCTCTGCACATTCTTGCAGAACTATGATTGATTCTTTTTGCATGTTTACTCCTCGATTGATATGTGTATATTATAACACGATTTAACTAGAAAGTACATAGTCTGTACCATTAAAATTATATTCTCTACAGAATGTATAGTCACCTGACTTTGGATCATAGAGATAAAAATAAACTATATCAGCTACATGGTATCCCCATTCTATTTTACGAACTAATAAATCACCTAACATAAACTTTATATTGTGTTCACCACGTGTAACCTTTACTTCGATCTCACGTCCTTCTAAATCAAACACATCCATAAATCCATTAGGATTATCTGTGTATCCACACTTGTCTATGAGATATAATTCTGCACATTGACCCATCATGCAATCCATTAATATCCTTTCAGGTGTTCTATTGTTAGGATTCCAAGTGATCTTTTCAGATTCAGCTTTGGCCCTAGCGTATAATCTTTTCGGATCGATGTCCGTTTGGTTAAACGTTTCCGTATACAAATTCAATGGCACGGTCTGCCTCCTTGTCGAATGGTCTTGATTTATACCAGTTTCCGTTCTCATAATCTATCTCCTTACATAATGTAGTGATTTCTTGTGCAGTGATTGGATACTTCTTACGTATAGCATTACCTGCAATTGAAACCATAATGGAATACATCTTTGTATACCATCCTGTGTCAGTGATTTCATTATACTCTTTCACTAACTTTTTATTTACAAATGGACAATCTCTGTAATTACTCCATGACACATTTGTATTTGTCATCTCACTCTTACGATGAGCGAGTACTTGTTTACGAATCTCTTTAGGCAAATTATCTATTAATGAACCTGATCTTTCAACATAGTCATGCTTAGACATAATCTCATATGGATTCATATCCACACCATTGAAATTATTGTATATAAAATTGTATGCATCTTTGTATTTGCCTGGAACATAATACATACGTGATAGATCCTTTGTTTGAGGATCACCAATATCACCTAACTCTTTATTCAATGCAAACCAAAAGTGTTTAATCTTTTCCTTTGGTACATGGATTGTTAATGGAAATACTATTCTAAACTTAGGATGTTCACGAGTGGATGAAGCAGTAGAGTAAACAACATGATTCCATTTTCCATATCGATCTAATAATTCTTGCTCAAGATTACCATCGAATACATGTTCATCTACATCTACTGCCGTCCAACCAGCCCAACCGAGTACATTATCATTTGCACGAGTCGTATTCTCTTTGTATGTCGCAGGAGAAATAAGGGGAGCCGACTTTTTATCTTCACGCTTCTGCTGGGCTAGATCAAATAACAAACGCTCAAATTGATGGTATGAAGTAAAGTTCATACGCTTTTCAGTTTTGTTATCGAATATACTTTTAAATAATGTAAGGGAATAATTCATACTTTCTCAATATTACCTACCTTCCATGCAGCATACATTTTACTAAACTTAGTATGCTCTTCCAAGGTAATCTTATCAATATCTTTACCTTTATATAAAACTAACCATGTACGGTAGTTTATTTTAGATTTTTGGATCTTCGGGGGTCCCATATAATCTTATATACTCCGAGTCTTTTTCCCAATTAATTTTTGCTTGTGTACCATCTAATGGTCCTGGTCCTGGTGTATAATGTAAACCATCATTACCATTTTGGCCAATAATATCCATACGTGATACTTGTGGATTTTCTAAAGCATCAGGATGCCATTCAGAATTAATCTCTGGATTATCACCTAAGATTTCAGTCCTTGCTTTGTTAGCTTCCATAGCTCTCTTGGTAATTTCTTCTGACCAAGCATTACCAATAATACCATGATTATTCTCATGGCTTGGTGCTGTCCAACCTTCAGGCTTGATTAGATCTGGTAAGCCTAATGGATTTGGGCGTGATTCTTTTACACCAACTTCTTTATTCATGTTGGCTTCTAATACTTCATCCCAAGCTTTGTGTACATTTACACCTAATGCATCTAATGTACCAATAGCTACAACACATAAGTCAATAAGACCATCTACGATCTCTTCACTATCTTCCATGATTAATGCTTCTTTGGTTTCATTATACTCTTCACCAATAAAGTCTAAGCGAAACTCTAAATATTTTTTAAGTTGAAATGGTGTGGCGTGTTTTATCCATTCACGGACACCATATTTTGTTTGCATACGATTTATATCGTTTACCCAATCTGCTGACATAAGTCTCCTTTTATAACTGTTATTAATATTATACCATACTTTTGTTCAAAGTACATACTTTTATACGAAAAAATCTTCGAGTGATACTTGATGCTCACTGGTCCATCCAATTGCTTCTAAAACAGGATCGATAGCACCCAAGAAAGTCTTCTCGAATTGTAGATTATAATCTATATATTGCTCAAGTTTAAATTGACGTGGGAGAAAGTCTACAAACGCAATCACATTCTCTTTGATTGGATTTGGCTTGACAAGATATGTAAACTTGACTTTGTCTCCACTATTGATTTTTTGGATACTTCTACCCAATTTGTGTTTTGTAATAAGATCATTATGTAGTATTGCACCACGAACATGGATAGGTGTACCTTTCTTGTACACATTATCTCTATCAATCCACTTCTTTATATTCTTTACACTACGAGGAAAGCTAACCTCTTCGGCAGATGCTTGTTTAAATGCTGCACGGAAGTTTGCTATGTCTGCCTGTACGGTTGCCTCATCTGTTTCCATGATCCTACGAAATATATCTTTTAATGCTTCACGACATATAGCCGGAGTAGATGATTTGATTGCCTCGATGCCCATAATCTTAAGCTTCGGTGTAGTATAACGAACACCTTCATTATCATGCACATTAAGGATATATCTCTTCTTTGCTGTCCAAATACCACGATCAGCAATTACCTCACGTTCCATAACCATTTTGTTTTCTATACCACCTAAGGTTTTAAACAAACGATCATAGCATTCACTGAGTGCACCTTCTAATGCACCTGAACATACTTGGTCAAGGAAGTCTACTGGTTTGGCTGGACCAAGACGTTTGACAAACTCGTTAAGACAAACATAGACAGAGTCTGTATCAATGGCAACTACATAATCTTTCTTGGTTTGTAGAGTTTTGTTAAGGTAATCATTCAAGTTATTCTCTGCCCAACGAATGGTTGCTTGACCAGTAAGTGTAATACCTTCAGCAATTCGCATGTCAAAGTATCTAAACCACTTATTACCCATTGCACCATACAAAGAGTTGAGTAGGATCTTCAACGCCATTTGTTGGTTCTTGGCAATAGCAATACGTTTTTCTAATGCATACATCTCTGATTTAACACCACACAATTCAAGCTCTTGCTCAGCTTTGAGTTGTGCCTGTTTAAATGTTTGACGATCATTATAGATCTCTTGAATAATTGATGGAATAATACCAGGCTTATCTGTTCTAAAGCGAACACCATTTACAGCTAATGCCGTGCCTGGTTTAGTATTTTTTATATGACCAGCTAAGACTGATTCTACATTTACACCAGGCTCATCATCAAGTAGGATAGTCTCGGGAGACATATTGTATTGCATAATGATTGACGGATATAGAGAAGCCAAGTCAAATGAACACACCCAATCATGCATACCAACATGTGGTTCTTTTACATAACCGCCAGGATATGCACCTTTAAATGACTCTTCGTTTTGTGGTACAGCTACACGTTTAGCATGCAAGTCACGATAGATTAGTGAATCCCATATAGCCACCGTGCCGAGAACCTGTTCATAGTTCACACCACCTTTGTAAGCCATAGTAAGACATAGACTAATAAGACCAAGCTTGTCTTCCATACGATCGATCAGCTCTACGTCTTTGATGTTATAGTCAATAAATTTCTGATAGTTTGTATCATGTAATTCATTAAGGTCAGATGCTTCACCGAAGTCAAGCTTCTTCTCACCGAGAACTACATTTGCAATATGATCTAACTTGTATGATTCTTGTGGACCATACGAATAACCAAACTTCTTGAATATTGCCATGTAATCTAAGATGGCTACACCTTTGATTTCATATTTAATGGCTGTTTGATTATAACCTGTATGAGTCTCACGCTCATCAATCATCTTCCATGGTGATAAAAACTTCTCACGACCATTGTCAAAGATACGTCTTATACGGTTAATGAGATAAGGCATATCAAAGAATTCACAGTTCCAACCTGTAACGATATCAGGGGAAGTCTTAGACCAATGATATACAAATTTGTGTAATAGTTCTCTCTCGTCTGCACACTTGACATAGATCACAGAATTGGTTTGCATGATAGAATTATCTACATCATACTCGCCACAACCAAATGTGTAATAAGTATCATCGATGTTATTCTTCATTGTGATTGCTGTTACTTCCTGATCAGCTTCTTTAGGATCAGGGAAACCATCACCGAACTTTGTCTCAATATCGATTGAGGTAACATTGATTGTGTTACGATCCCATTTGATTACACCAGGGAATTCATCATTAAGATATTGTGACACATAGTTGGTGTTGCCATAGATTTTAAAGTTAGGTACGTCTGCATAAGACTTAATAAAGTCGGTAGCTTCACCCATAGAACCAAATACTATAGGTTCTACCGGCGTACCATCTAAGGCATGCCAATCATGAGCATTGTTTTGTTTGCTTGTAACGAATAGAGTAGGGCGATACGGGACAGTGAAAGAAACTTTCTTGCCATCCTCGTAGCCCAAATATTTGATGACCTTCCCGTGACGGAAGGCTGACGTGTAAAAAGATTGATTCATGGGTGTATTATACCACGAATCAAGCTAAATGTACATACTTGTTTATTAATAATTTACCAAACCCAACTTACAAAAGAATACCTTAAACCTTTAGTAACTTCTGTTACTTTATGAGGATATAAAAAATTACTAGGAAAATACATACATTCACCTTTTCCTACATAATAATCTTTATTACCCCAAAACCTTACATAACCACCTTCGGAATCACCAGTTAAACTGCCTACAATAGAAACTGTTGGAATTCCTTTTCTTTTACCATCAAATACGTATCTTACATGATCGCAATGTTCTTGCATATCATGACCTTCACCGTATTTCATAAACTTAGGATCAGTAAAATCCCTATAGTAATCATACCATGGTATATCTTTTAAATACTCATGTACATAATTGTCTAACCCATCTTGTATAGATCTACGAAGTTTTTTCATCGCTTCTTTATCTTCTAAATGGCATAAACTATAATTTGTTGCTTGCTTTGGAACATCTGGGTTATTCATAAAATCTTCCCAGTCAATACTTAATGTTGATCCAACAATACCATCATTCGGTCTTTTCTGTTCATATGCATTTACAACATCACGAGGAAATGGTTTCCATGTGTTCTCAGTATCGAGTTGTGTTCTAACTTCGTCACAAAGATCATCCGATATCCATTTTGCTTTATGGATATAATGTTCAATATTTAAATTCATCTTAAACTACTATTTGTGGTTTTTCTGGTGTAACTATATTTGAATCGTTATGCATAGCTATATGCTGTGCCGCTAATTCTTTTGTTGGGGTTAAATCAAACATGATATGATCTTTTTTAATAACTAGCTGTTGTATTTCAGCGTATGGTAAATAAGGCATAAATCCTAATCTATCTTCTGTAGGCACTAACGCTACAACATCTGTTACCGTTATTGTTTGACCTGATTCATTTGTTTTTTTACATAATAACTCTTCACCCGACGTAAGTCGAACTAATCTAATTCCATTCATCTGTGTTCCTTATTGGTTTTTTGTTTAGTTATATAATCTTTTACTGCAGTTTTAATAGCATCTTCTGCTAATACGCTACAGTGGATTTTGACAGGAGGCAGATTAAGCTCTTCAACAATTTCAGTATTTTTAATTTCTTCTACTTGATGTATTGTTTTACCTTTCACCCATTCTGTTAATAATGAGCTTGAAGCAATTGCTGATCCGCAACCATATGTTTTGAATTTTGCATCTGTGACTATGTCATCTTCTATACGTATTTGTAATTTCATAACATCGCCACAAGCAGGAGCACCTACCATACCAGTTCCCACATTTGGATCTTTCATATCCATCTTACCCACATTGCGTGG